TGACTTTGGATTTAGGCTTCGCAGTGAAGCTACACAAACAACGCGTTAGATTAGCAGGTATAGATACACCTGAATCACGCACACGAAATTTAGAAGAAAAAGCATTAGGACTTAAAGCAAAAGCAAGACTTATAGAACTATGCGTAGGCTCATTTAAAATACAATCATTAGGCAAAGGTAAATATGGCAGAATACTTGGTATCCCTTATACAGAAGATAGCGAAGATATTTGTCAAATGCTTATCAAAGAAAAACACGCAGTTGAATACTGGGGTGGAACTAAAACAGGAAAAATCTTGGAAGATGGAACATGGGGAGAAGATTAATATGAAGATATCAATAGAAGGAATAGCACTTATTAAGAAGTTTGAAGGGTGCAGATTAGAAAGTTACAAATGTGCAGCAGGAGTTCCGACAATCGGATATGGAAGCACTAAAGGTATTGAGATGGGTATGACAATCACTCAAGAGGATGCTGAACAGCTTTTACTTAAAGATATTGCAGAGTTTGAAGAGTTTGTACTAGAAGCAAGTGAAATGCCATTAAGCCAACATCAGTTTGATGCTTTAGTTTCTTGGACGTTTAACTTAGGACCATCAAATCTAAACGCTTCTACAATGCTAAAGGTTCTTAACAAGGGTGAATACGAAGATGTCCCTGCACAAATTAAGAGATGGAATAAAGCAGGTGGTAAAGTGCTAGACGGATTGATCAGAAGAAGAGAAGCAGAAGCACTATTATTTGCTGGGTTAGATTGGAATAATGTCTAAGGGTTCTAAAAGACGTAAAGAGGATACTCAAAAGGTATTAAATAACTGGGATAGTATTTTTGGGAAAAAGAAAGTCAGCATTACTGACCTAAAAAACGTAATAGAGATTAAAAATGGCACTAAGCAAAACGCAAAATAAAAGACTAGGTTCAATATTAGGGGTAATGTTTAACGACTCTTTATCTGAAGAAATCCTAAACTCTTTAACTAATGAAGGTTATATCAAATTAGAGGATTCAAAATACGTTCTTACTGATAAAGGACTTGATGAAAAACAGCGTCTTTGTACATTGTCAGGTTTAAATATTATGTATTCTTCTGAGAAGAAAAAAGAGATCAGCTAAATATCAATATTACTGTTGCAAATGTTAAAGGAGCAGTAAGTAATAATAACTTCAAAATTATAATCTTAGTTTCCTGATTCACAGAATTATCTCATTTTAACTAAACATGTTTTTTTGTAATATTTCGTAAATGTATGCAAATACATCATGCGATTCATCTTTGTCTAAATTCTCTAAAAGATAATTCATCCTGTTAGTGTCTTTATCATTTAGTTCTTTATTTTTTTTTGTAAATCTTAACGATCTTTTAATAAATGCTACATCAGCCTTACTTACATTTTTAATCATATTAACTCCTTAATTTATAAATACTTTTTCTTCCAACTGTTTAAAACCCCACATCTTTCTAAATGTAATTTCAGCTTCGTCAAAATTCATTTTTTCTTCTTTGTATATCTCTCTTTCAATGCAGTTTGCTGTATACCATCTATCAAAATTTACCTGATAGTTGGCTTCTTCATCATAATTAAATTCTTCTAATGCACTCATTTATTCATCCCCCTTAACAATATCTTTAAGCCTAGCTTTAAGTTCTTTGTATGATTTATGGCTTAGTACTGATTTTTTATACAACAAATTTATCTGTTTGTCCAAAATATCTAGTCCTTCATTGTAGTCAGATTTTGTTCTGATCTTAGAAATCCTGTAAGAATCTAAATTTACTACATTGCTCATTTGTCTTTCTTTTCCTCAACCATATTGTTGTGCATGTTTATCCAATCAATATCTTCTTCTTCTTCAAAACCAAATAAGTTCATTATAGCTATAGAAGTATCTCTCCAAGTTATGTAGAGCTTCCTATCAATTCTTTTTAGTAATTCAATCATTTGGCTTACCCTGAGAATTCATTTCATCAGCAACGATCTCAACATTGTCTACCATGTTTAACAACTGGTCAGTCCAATCCTCATGCAGACCCCTAAAATCATTTTTGATTCTGCTTCTAATTTCTTCTACTACTTGATTAACTGTAATCATTACTTAACTCCTTTTAATTGTTTTTTAGCTACTCTGTATGAATCGCTAGTTATTATTTTAGTTTGAAATCCTTTGCTTTTGAATTTCATTTCCTGATCATCTATCTCTCCGTAAGCAGGTGATCTCATTCTTTGAAACCAGTCTTTATCAGTTGGCTTCTTGACAAATAAATGAAATGTTTTTAGGTTTGGGTTTCCTACTATCTTAGTCATTATGCTACCCTCACTTTTTTTAAGCCTTCTTCTTTTGCAACTTCAGGAAACTTTATCCATAAGGTTTTGGCTATTTGTTTTTGAAATTCTTTCATAATCTTAGTTCCTGTACGACCTGATAAAGTGCGAACTGTAAAAGACTTATGAAGTATAGATATAAGCTCTTGACTATTTTTTGTTTGTAAGTCAATAGAATCTATTTTTGTTATTAGGGCTGTTGTGTTTATCATCTTATCCACCTTGCTCTATGAGCATTAATTTATTATTTAACAAGTATAACCCCATAATGGAATATGATGCAAGTGTTTTTAAAATAAATTTTGCTGCTTTTTAAAGTTTGGTTCTACAGGTTTGTGCTTTGTATTCATATTTTTAAAAATATGTTTTATAACTTCCACAGTCCAACCATTTCCTAACATGCGGTAGCGTTGAGATTTACTAACCCCTTCTGTGTAATTGTCTGGAACAGTTTGTAATCTTTCACATTCTATTGGTGTAAGTTTTCGCCAATAGACTTCAAAGGGATCTGAAGTTACTAATACATTATCTTTAGAAACAGTAGATAATGTATTTGTCTTTTCATCTTTCCTTAATTCAAGCATCTGTTTGCTTTTACCTGCTATAGAACCTTTTGAGTCTTGCCTTATACCATTAATTTTATGTCTTCCTATCATACGACCACATGCAACTTTAGGTTCTCTATGCTCACCAGTACATGTTGTTAATGTTGGAGACTTTCCTTCATCGCTATAAACTCTTTTAATTTGATCATGACCTTTTATATTTATAGCTATACCAATTTGTTTCGGTATCATTGTTCTTTGTTTTCTTTCTAAACTATTATTTGGCTCTGCAGCTCCATAGGAAGCTGTTAAACAATAAGCCTTACCTTCATCAGTTGTCATTTTTTTTAATAAAGCATCATTTTTAATAGATTCTCGTTTTACATATAGTGGAATTTGTCCTTTATACATAGTCGCACTTAAACATGAACCTTTTTCATTAACTTCTGAAACTAAATTTCCTCTAGGAACTCCATTCCATTTATTTTTTAAATATCTAGGTTGTTCTCCCCAAGAATCTGTGTTTTGTAAAATATCTTTTAAAACAATACCTTTATCTATAGGCTGTGTAATATTAGGTATATTAGTCCAATAAAGTCGGACTCTATTTTGTGCTGAAAGCTTTGAAGAATTTATTATAATAGGTTCAAAACCAGTATATTCACTTATTATATCTTCATGCTCTCTTTTCATTCTTACATTTTCAAGTAAAAAATATTTTGGTTTGCATTCTTCTTTCAATCTTATAAATTCAAAAAATAATGCACTTCTAGGGTCATCAAAAGCTAATTGCTTTCCAGCAAAAGAAAAACCTTGACATGGTGAACCACCAATTATTAAGTCTATATTTTTTAAGTCAACTCCTTTAACCTTAGTCACATCTCCGAGTTGAATTATGTCTGGGTAATTCTTATTAGAAACTTGCATTGCAAATTTATCTATTTCACAAGCATAATAAGTATCTACTTTAATTCCAAGTTGATCTAAAGCAATCCGACCACAACTCATACCATCAAATAAACTTAATACATTCATAATATTCTCCTAAAAAGGCAAATCGCTATCATTATTATCATACCAGTTTTGTTCACCTTTATATAATTTTGCAGCGTATTTCATACCTGCATCAGCACTCATGCCATAATGTTTAAAAAAGTTTTCTTCAGTTCCAAACTTAGTATGCAGTAATGCGTGATGGTAATAACACAGAGGTATAACGTCAGAGTCATCAGCTTTTACACCCATGCGTTTATTTGTATTTTTAAACCCCTTGTTAGGCTTTAGTAAATGATGTGCTTGTACGACCCCAGAGTGCGTCAAGAACCCTGCCGATCTAATAAAGCAAGGCAAGGTTCTAACCCACATAAGATGTTTCTGATTTACAAGCCTTTTAGACATTTAGAATGGCATCCCATCATCTACATCATCAGTAGGGAATGGAGTATCTGATTCATCTTTTTTGATGCTATCAATAAATCCTATTCCAACTGTTGTTGCTCCAGTCTCTGCATTCTTATTAATCCATCCACCAAACTTTTGTGAAGCTGTAGTTCCATTTCCTAGATCAATAGTTACTG